TCCTTAATGTGAACCTGAACACTGGCACCAGTAAGGTTAATGGCGTTACCGTCAGCATCTTGTAAGTTAGCCAACATAGATGGGCTTGTGTCATTCTGCTTAATGTAGAAAGCCATTGTTATGCAACCTTATTGTATTGTTGAATTAGTGTTACCTTGTTGAAGGATTTACCAGTGACTAGGACACCACGCTTAGATGATGGGTTACTGATCGTAATGTCTTGTCCAGTTATAGTGAACGTACCTTCATCTACTCCCAATGGGAATGTAAACCCTAAGTCTTGTCCATTTACAGCAAACTGGCCTCTTACAGCAGGTAGTGTAATCTCTGGTGTAAATACCGCATCTTCTGTAGTAACTGTGTAGGTTGTACCTTCTGCAACTAAAGATTTACCGTCAATCAGAGTTACATCTTGTCCTAAGAAAAGGTAATTCTCTGAGTCGTTAATTACAATCGGGAAGTTAGCTTTGAAACTTACATCTTCACCGCCGACAATAAAGCTACCAACTTCTGCAACAAAATTATCGTTTACATCAAAGTTAATGTCCTGACCAGTTAGTGTATAAGACACACTATCGACTGGAAGTTGTTCAGCAACAATAAGGCCTACATCTTGGCCTGTGAACGTAAAGTTAGCTTCTTCAGCAACTTTTGATGTATGTAGAGTTGGATCAACTGGGGCTGTTAAAGAGAAGCTACCAGACTCTACAGGGAATATATCTGCATAGTCAAAGTTAAGGTCTTGACCCGTCAGAGTAAATGATGCGGCATCGTCTACAGTGATAACTGTTGTAGGACTAATAGCTACATCTTGACCAGTAACAGAGAACGATCCAGCAGCATGAGAAATGCTTGTGTTTACGTTAGCTGCCTGACCAGTAAGTGCATATGTAGCCTCACCAGCTAGTAGAGTAACCTCAAATACTGTTGTTTGTCCTGAGAGGCTGTATGATGTTTCACCTGCTGGTAACTGATAGTTAATACCAGAGGTCTGTCCTGTAAGACTAAAGCTACCCTGACCCGCTACACGTTTCCATGCTGCATCCGCATCTTGCGGTGTCATAATGTAGTTGAAGTGTGCGGCTACAAGTCTTTCAGCAATAACAAAGTCTGCATCTTGGCCTGTTACAGAATAAGTACCTTCGTCTACTGGTTTAGTTACGACAAGAGGTGAAGTCTGTCCCGTTAGGGTGAATGTTGCTTCACCCGCTGTTATGGATATAGCATCAATAACGTCTTGGAAGGTTAAGCTGTATGTACCTTCGTCAGCGGCAAGTTGGTAAGATAAACCTTCGCCAGCAGCAGCAAACGTGGTAGACGCTAATGGTGCAAATCCTAACATTGTTTACCCCTTACGGTTTAGTAGGCCAGTCTTCATCTTCTAAAAATGGCCAATTTGCTGCTGTTTCAGGCAAGTCTCGTAGTGCCTGACGATAAGCAATTTCTTCTGGTGACATTGTACGGTCTGATGATGCCATCCAGTCTGTATCGTGTAATCTGCGAAACCTTTCATCTCTGTTAGAGGCAGCTTTAGAGCCAACAACAGCTTCACTTTCTTCATCCGTTAATTCCCTGACTGTTATTGTGATTGTCCACTGACCATCAACAAGTTCAGGGTAATAAGAAGGCTCCGCAATGTGCGTTCTCAAATCTACATCTGTAGGTGCTTCTTGGACTGCCACAGGATAAACATCATAGGCAGCTAAAAAATCATCTGGGATTTGAGGGTAAGGCCATTCCACTTCGGGAAAATCAGTCTTTAACCTGTTTAGATGATAAGGATATACGGCAACTTGCCCATCCTCAATTTTGGCATATTTTGTCATATTTTAAGTCTCGTACACATTAAATGAATAAATACTGTCAGCGTCATTGTTACTTAGAAACACTTGACCGCCATCTTCCGACCAACCATGACGGATGTTGATTGCTCTGTTTAGGAAATTATCTAAATCAAAGTATTCCGTACTTGAAGGAGTAGCAGTGGATATGTCCCAATCAGTGCTGAGATTCCACTGTTGCAAACGAGCGTCATAGGGGCTTGCCGTACCTGTTGTAAACATTTTATCTCCATCAGGGTGAAAAGTAAAGTCCGTAAAACCTGCTGTGAGAGCAATGTCGCTCCCAATTTGTGAAGCGGTGTTAATTTGCCATGCGGTGCTTAGAGCATATTGAGCCACTCTCATCTCGTAGGTTTGATAAGCTACTCTCTGTCGCATGGTGACGAATAACTTAGTACCGTCATCTGAGAGGGCGCAACCGTATAGGACGTTGTTTGACAAAGCAGCAGTCGCTCTGTTGGTGTAAGTTGCAGTGTTAATATCCCAAGCCGTACTACAAGAGTATTCGTAGACTTTTTTATTTTGTTGACCGCTTATGTAAAACCTTGTGCCATCTGGCTTCCAGTGCATCATGTAAGGAAAAGTATCCTGACTATATGTTGAGAACTCGTTCCCCCAAGTCGCAGTGCCAAGATCAAAAGGAGTGGACATATTTATCTCAAATATCTTTTTCTTATCATAGTCCACATTCCACAATTTTGTTCCGTCAGGCTTTACTCTAACTCCACCAGCTACATACGATTTTACGGCAGTGGACGAACCATCTGATCTTACGTTAAATGCACCAACTGTATAGGCAGCGATGCGCTGTTGGTTGGGCAATGCGACAAGCATTTGTGTCCCGTTACCATTAAACGTAACACCTCTTGGGTGTTGATCAGTAATACCCGTCCCACCATCACCTAAGTAAAACCTAAAGTCTTTAGAGTCGGCTCTATTGAAATCCAGATTTGCAATTGAACCTCCACTAGTATCAACCCACCAAAGGTTGTCGTATCTATTTGGTCTGTAAGTCCCATTACCTAAAGCACTAAAAACAAAAGCATCACCACTTGGTGTTACAGTGAAATCATAGTGTTCACCATTAATGGTACCTATGTTCGAATTAGTTGTAGGAGAACTTAGGGTGGTGAAGTCATAGTCCGAAGTCATAGAGTATTCGTACAATGTATCTGTAGACTTAGACGAAAGGATCATCTTTCGAGGGTATAATTTAATCCCGCCGTACAGATAAGCCACATCTGATGTAAAATCAAAAGTTTGGCTTTGCGTATCCGATGACGTAATCGAATAGTCTGTAGAGGTATCAAATTTTCTAATGCCAGAGTAATAACTAGGCTGAGAAGTTCCTGGGGCCTTAAAGGTAACATAGTGTTTACCATCGGCGGTTACATCGGAACCGTAAAGCCAACTGTTAGCATATCCAGTCCCATCATCTATATTTACCTGTTGATAATTAGATGCCCCTTTTGAATAACCTAAAACATCATCAGGACTTGCTAAATCCATCCTAGTAACTGTTGTTTCATCACTAGCTCCGCTACCTGTACCATGAAAAACATACAAATAGTCTTCGGTGGGCATCGCCAAACTTCGGATACTATAAGGTGTAAACTCTGTCCCAAAGGGATAATAACCAGCATAGTTATACGACATGCTGGTAACACCAGAGTACGCAACACTGCTATCATACCCCGTCCACTTAAACGCCAAAGATTTGGGGTCATAGTGCATGTTGGCTAGGTCCCACTGACCAACTTTTACATCTTGGGCAATGCCCCAGCCATACGCAAAGGCCGATGCGCCGCCAAATAAGCTGAGTACTGGCATGATAATTCCTTATGCAAACTGATTTGGACCTGAAGCGATTACTTCATATGAGGAACCACTATAAAAGAATGTGAATGTGTAGGCATCAACACTATCGGCGTTACCAGCCGCTGGTCCTGCACCCCCCTGCCACTTAGCAAATTGTGGAAAAATGATAGAAGATGAAGATCCTGTGTAAGCAGCACCTTGCCAGTAAGAGTTCATTTTGTACGGGGTCGAACCATTTGTGAAAAGGATTGTGAAAGTATGGGCAGTGTTAGTTCCCAATTTACTGGCGTCAAAGCGGATGTTTAAACCCCGATCCGCAGTTGCATCCGCAGTAAAGTAAATAATACTATCAGGTACGCCAGCACCACTATTAAACTCTGTTAAATCAACACTGATAAGCCCAGAAGTTGAGGTTTCGTATCTTACTCTTTCTGATCTACCTTTAGCATAAAGTTTATCAACAGAAAATTCTGCTGGAGTGGAACTCGATGTCAGGAAGCCACCCTGTGACGCAACATGGGAAAGTGTAGACTTTCGAATGTAACCGTCACCCGTATCAACATAAAGACGAGACAAGCCACTTGAAGTATCGCCTGATGTTGTATTGATCCAGCCGAACTCTGCATAACCGCTGCTATTGGTACGCATTACTCTGTTGGCGACATTGTTTCGCCCTGTGGACAAATCAAGGCCGTCTAATAGATTACTGTCAGCAGCCTTACCAGAGGTAGATAATGCACCTATATCAGCAGCAGTTAGTGTCCTAGTACCCATACTAGTGATAACACCATCAGTAACAAAGATGTTGTCGATGATAGTCGAACCAGATGTGTTTATGTCACTATCTGTACCAATAATAGTGTTATAAGTACCTGCTGCTTGTTTACCATCAAGAGCCGACTGCAATCCATCAATGTTTGATATAACGTGATTGTGACTATCGTCTGCAACGGTAACGGTCAGCGTGGCGTTAGCGGAGCCATCCCAAGAGACAGAACCAGATGCGTCACCAGAGAGTGACAACGTTCTAGCGGTTGTCCATTTGGGTGCCGAAGTGACCGCAAATGTCATGTCATATGGGTCACCATCAGAGCCTGTAGACGTATCAGTCCAGTTGATGTCAATGCCTGTACCCTCGACAAACTTAACCTCTTTACCGTGGCTGATCGTAACCTCGGTTCCGTCACCATCTTCTAACTGAAATGTAGTGAGCTGGTTTGTGTTGGTCACGCTTTCTGTAGCGGAGGAAATAGCTGTGACATGACCATAAGTATCAAGTGTAATATCTTGAATATAAGTACGACCTGAGTTATTTACCGATGATTGGGTAGATGTATCAGCGTGGCTAATAGTAACGTCACCAGTTCCACCGCCAGTTAGACCACTACCTGCTGTAATAGTCTGGTCAGCAGTAGCACCACTTTCGATACCATCAAGTTTAGAACCATCGGCTGAAAGATCACGACCATCAACAGTCTGTGCGCCAGACATCGTGATGTTGCCTGTCATCTGACCGCCAGATCGCATCAAGGCACCTGCGCCAGACACATTGGTTGCGTCAGTTACATCTGCACCACTTTCGATACCATCAAGTTTAGCACCATCAGCAGATACGTCACGACCATCGAAGGTCTGACCTGCTGGGAAAGTAACTGTACCACTAAAGGTAGGACTTGCTGTAGGTGCCTTAGCATCTAGGGCAGTCTGTAGGCCATCTACGTTAGCAATAGTGTGGTCGTGGCTGTCGTCAGCGACAGTGGTAGTAATAGATACGTTACCTGAACCATCTACACCTGTGGCTGTACCTGAGACATCCCCCGACAAAGTAATTGTACGGGCAGTTTCCCAAGCAGTCGCTGTAGCAGCATTACCAGAGGTGTCTTGGTTACCAGTCGTATTAACACCAGCTAAGTTGATGTTAGCTGTACCGTCGAAAGATACCCCACCGATTGTACGTGCAGTCTCTAAGGCTGTAGCTGTAGCTGCATTACCTGTAGTATCTGCTGCAATAGTAGAGTCTAGGTTGAACGTAGTACCACTAAGGGTAATGTCTGTCCCACCAGAGTAAACAGCAGTAGCCTGAATCTGAGTAAAAGTTATGGCTGTGGTACCGAAGGTGATAGCACCATCGGTATTCATAACGTATAGTTCACCAGCACCTGCGTTACCTTCTTGTACAAAGAAAGCATCACCTTTACCAAGCGAGTCAGGGTCAGACGGAGCATAACTGTCTGCATCAGTCGCACGGGTAAGAACCCAGTTAGTGCTTGCAGAACCTACGTTAGTGACTGTGTAGATACCATTCTCAAATGCATTGGTTTGTTCATAGATAAGAACACGGTCGTTAAGGACCATAGTGACCCCATCAATGACCAATGCAGCCTGAGTACCTGAGTTAGTAAGGGTTGCACCTACACCTGCTGTACCATTGTCGTAAGTAGCTGTAAGGTTACCCTCTTGCTCGACACGTACTGGATCGTGGTAGTGAACACCAGCGGCAGCAATCGTATCGACATACTCTTTCGTAGCGGCTCCTAATGCCGTAGTGGGGTCAGCATTCAGGATCAAGTTGCCAGTCATAGTACCACCAGACTTGTCTAGTTTTGCATCTAGGTTAGTCTGTAGGTTATCGACATTGGCAATAGTATGGTTATGACTGTCATCAGCAACGGTAACAGTCAAGGTCGCATCTTCTAAGTCTGTAAGCGTAACAGACCCGCTGGCATCACCAGCGAGTGTAATGGTCGGGCTAAAGTCTTGTGCTGCTGGGCCGATGAAGACGACTGCATTACCTGACAAGTTGATCGCAGCGTCAGAGTTGCTGCTTTCTGTAACTGTACGTGTGAGGGTGGTTCCAGAAGCAGTATACGTACCTGTACCTACTTCCCAGTTAGAACCATCCTCAATAACGTAACGGACTACATCTCCATCGGGTACACCAGCGTCATCAAAACTTTGGTAGCCATTTTCAGCAGAACCTAATGTAATTGTGCCAGTGCCAGTAGTGCTGGTGGACATTCTGGCTCTGTTGACTAGCTTGACCATTTTTTATTTCCTCTTAGGCGATCTGTAGTACGCCGTTAGCTGCTGAGAAGTCGATTGTTAGTGAGTCACCATCGTTTAGTGTCAATGATGAACCGTAGTCGTAGTATCCGATCAGTGGGTCGGCTGGTGTTGCTACTGTGTCGTTATAGATGTACACGTAACGGAAAGGACCAGTAGAACCACCAGATGATGTCAATGTGATGTCTGATAGAACTAGCTTATATGTTCCTGATGTCTGTGTAGACGAAGTAGTAGTAACATTACGAGAACTTAGGTTAGTGTATGCAACTTCTGTTACGTTACCTAGGATGCCGTTGCCATCTGTTGATGGATCAGTAGTTTCTGATGAAGGTGCTGTATTTGATAGAGCAACAACAACTTGATCTGATTCCAAGTCCATGTTGTGTACAGCGTTGACTACGAAGTCATTTACCTTATTGAAGGTAGCCATGATTAGTTTTCCTTATCTAATTGAGTTTGGTCAGTATCGCCCTCTTGATCTGGGTCGTACCGAAGTTCAGCGATGTCCATCAAGTCCTGAATTACTTCTGGATGCGACGACACATCAATGTTTGCACCATTTAGGTTACGTAGGAACGCTGCAATTTCACGCAGGTCATGTGGTGCTACATCCCCTGCAACAATAGTTGGCATGAGATCATAGTTCAGACCGTTCAACTCCCATAGGCGTTCTACCAACTGTTTGTTGAGAACATCAACTATGGCTTGGATGTAACTCTCAAGCGCACGAAGGAACAGGTCTGTCTTAGACTTGGACAGGGCATATGAACCAGTGTTGCCACCACCAAGCATAAGAAACTCTGAAAGTACAGAACGAGCAATGTCGTGCTGGTACCGTTTTACAATCGGGTCTATGTCTATATTACGTTTACCGTTAGAAGCCATCAACTCAACATCTACTAGTCGAGTGTTGGTAGGACTTCCGTTACTATCGGGGTAGGTATCTGAGGGCAGGACGATGTATCCCTGCTCATTGAACTTAACATCTCTAAGGATTTGTTGAAGGTTGGCGAGGAATCCAGACTGAGCAGCAGTAGCATCAGGACTAAGATACTCAGAAGGGATACGAGCCACAGGAATACCAGCCAACTCACGCTCCACAGCAATAGCTTCAATGCTCTGTAGATTGTTAAGATACTCATACGAGGTATACGCATTACGTAAGATCGACCTTCCTGACGGATCATTGTTAATCGCCGTAGTGCGGTAGTACAAACTCTTACGACTAGGAATATAGTTAGTATTGTTGAACCCTGAACCTTCCTGATGAATGCCTAAGACATCACCAGTTTTTTCGTCTACGTCAAACTTAGAGATTGTCCAAGGCGCACGTGAAGCAATCTTACGCACACCCATACGACCATCAGAATACTTAGAATTAGTCTTCTGACCATTACGTCTTTTGTAGACGACCTCAAACCAAGCAAATCCAAATGTAAGGGACGACAAAGCCTCGGATACGTGATCATCTAGGGTGTGATCCATATCCTTAAAGATACTCTCCACAAAGTCTGCTTCACGTTTAGCAGCAGGGGTATCATTGGCTGGCATAACCTTAATGTCTACGTCACGTAAGACTTGTTCAGTAGCGTACATGACTGCACCAATAGTGCTATCATTGTCACGCATTTCACGATACTTACGTATGGCACGTTTGCCACGTAATTCAGGTAGAAACTCATCCGCACGGATTTGACCGTTATGTGTGTTGTCACCTGCGATACCCAGTACTTGGGCCGCTTCCGTTGCTGATAGTTTCTTTACCATCTTACCTTAAACCTTTGGCATTGGAATACGCTAGTTTTAGTTGTGGTTTTGCGTATCCATTTAGTGATAGGTCCGTTAAAGCCCATACCATAGCATCAAGACGGTCTGGTGAGCCTATGGACCCTAAAGGTTCCCACTGTACCATCTGATCTTCTAAGTCGTTAAGTCCCTTGACATGCTTTACTTTGCCTTGTTCGTATAGTGCAGACACAGGTTCAGCCCGTGCCATCTTACCACGACTAGCATGTACTAGCTTAATCGGGACGTTTTCATCTTCTGTTTGCAGAGTATGACGGACCATATCGCCACCTTGGTTACGTTCAGCGACAATCCTGTCAGCCATGTGTTCGTGATATAGTTCTATAGCTTTAGCTGCCCACTCCTTGGGACTGTAACGATCTGTGTGATCCTCTAGTACGTAGGCTGTACCATCCTGATCTATACCTGCCACGACAATACCAGTCATGTCACTATCAGTTTTATTGGTTACAGCAGGGTCTACAGACACGACAATACGAGACAGAGGTGGTACCTCGTCCCGATCTACTTCACACTTGAAGAGCAACTCACGGTTCCATAAGGCACCAGAGGCTTCATCTAATATCTCTGCATATAATTCTTGCCTACCAAGTCTTGTACCTTCGTAGGTCTTTTTGACCGCATCAATGAACGTATCCGCTAAGTTTGCTGCGTTATCAAACGTAGAACCCTTAGAAATAACCGTTTTGGGGTCAGATATAATATTTCTTAGTAATTTTGTAGTTTTTGGTGTAGTTGTGATAAAAACTTGAGGTTTACGACCCAATCTGAGTCCAAACATCATCATATCCCAAGTTTCTTGTGCATTTCTCCAAGCACACAACTCGTCTGTCCATGCTGAGTAAGCCTGTGGACCACGAAGACGCTCTGGATCCTCTGCTGAGAAGAATACGGCTTTACTTCCGTTTTCCCATGTCAGAGTATTGTTAGTAGGGGACCAGACAGGAAACCCAATGTGTTTTCCTCTGTAGGTCTTATCACCCTTCCAACAAACATTAAGTAATCCACTGTCACCCTCAACCATAACACGGCGAACATCACCTTTAGTAGGAGCGACACAATGTACGATCTTGTCACCTTTTTTGATCCTGTGTCTTACCCACTCAGCACCTGCACGGGTCTTACCCCAACCACGACCAGCTAATGCTAACCATGCATTCCAGTCACCTTCGGGTTCTAGTTGTTCAGGCCTAGCCCAGAACTCCCAGTTATACCGTAGTTCTTCGGCTTGGGCTGGACCCAGTTGTTTGAGTATGTACGCTACTTCGATGTCGGGTAGCTGGCGTAGATCGTTCGCTGTTATCGGGAGTGTCATTCTTTTTACCTAAGAGTGTCATCAAGGAGTCGATTGCTCCTGCGTCCTCATCGGCATCAGAAGACCCTTCTACCTCAATGTTTGTTTGCGTTGGTGACCAGCCGCCTTTACTACGGAGATAAAACTCAGCAGCCTTAAAGTCGCCATCTAGTGCCTGTTGGATCACGACAGAACCAATTTGACCTACAATATCTGCACGTTCTTGTGCAATAGTGTCACCATACAACTTATAGAATGTAGCTGAACTAGAGGGTGCTTGTTGATACTTCTGGATAGAAGCCATAATGTCCTTTACAGCGACACCATTCCTAATGCCTGTACGGACAGCTTTTGCGATAGTTTCGCTATACTTTAGTTTGTCCATTTAACCACGACACCTAATTAAAATAATGGGAAAGCTGTATAGAGGTACTATAGTAGAACTTTAGTTGTAATCTATTTGGGTAATATGTGAGTAGTTTTAACCTTTAGTATATACTATAGTATAGTACCTCTATACTTATATATAGGACTTTTTTTTATATTTGTAAACTTGAATGTTATAACTTTTTTATATGTCGTTGTAAACAAAGGATTCTTTTTTGTTGTACATAGGGTGTCATCGGGATTACTAGTGTTGCATAAAAGTCACACTTTGGAATTTTTTAGTTTGCAGATGTAGGTGGTTGCGCCCCCGCTGGCGAATCACTTGTGATAATCTGGAGGGTCCCAAATGTTATGTCAAGGGGTTGACAAAAGTTTTTCTTGCGCTCGGACCGATTCGGCGCAGGATTCTTCAGTCTGTTGCAATAATGTCACACACGAGAATCTCGCAGAAAAACACAAGGCAAACCACGGAACACAAACGAAAAAAGACGACTCCGAAGAGTCGCCAGTTACACGGGAGTCATGCTTGTGAAATTATCTAGTGTTTCGGGTAGCTAACATTCGGGACGGATGCATCCCAACACGCCCGACAGTCACCGCATTGATTGCCTTGT